ACTCCGCTAGAAACTCCAGAGCCAGAAGGTGTCCAATACGACCGCTTCGTGCCTCACCTCCTGAACCTGATCAAGCGGCAGAAGGAGCAGATCGAAGCGATGGAAGCTCGCCTATCTGCCCTTGAGAGCGCGTAGTCCCCTTCTCTTCTATGTCTGACACCACTGCCTACGAGGAATACTGCAAAGCCAGCCTTGATCTGAGCAATCAGGACGATGTTGGCGATCCAGTGCCGGCGCCTCTTGTTGATGATGAACAGCTCTTCACTACTCACCGGGAAGTTAGTCACAACTCCCCAAAACTGCTACATTTCACCTACCACCACCTGACTCATGGCCAACACTTACACCTGGAATGTCTCGCAACTGGAGAGGGTCTGCGAGACAGGCGAAATCCAAACGGTGCACTACACGGTTAATGCACGCAGCGAAAATGATCAGTACACCGCTGGTGCCTATGGGAGCTTTGGCCTTGACCCTGCAGATCCCGACACCATGATCCCGTTTGCAGATGTAACTGAGGCTGATGTGATCGGCTGGCTGCAATCCAAGTTCGGCCCCGAGAAGGTTGAAGAAATCCAGACCGCACTCGACAGCCAGATCTCGGAACAAATAAGCCCAAGCCGTGCGCAGGGCCTCCCGTGGATCGCTCAGGCCGCGTAGTCGCGGTCTTCTACGCTGCGAGCGTTGTGCTAGGCATGGAGTGGCCCAGCGCCGGTGCAACCGCCTGACCCGTGCGGATCGAGGACCAGCCCGGTCCGCCGAAGACCACGCGCCAACACTTGCTTCAAGAACTGCAGAGGAGCAAGTAGTGCCGGCAACTTAGGTGCAGCACACCTGCCCCTTATGACGCCAGAAGAAATTGCGGGCTTAGCCGTGGCGTTGTTAGCGGGCAGCGAGCTGCTTAGCTACATCCCTGGCGTTAAAGCCAACGGATGGGTGCAGCTGATCCTTGCATCCCTTCGGGGGATCTCGGCAGCGGCACAAGAAGCCGAAAAAAACAAGAAGCGTCGCCACTGAGGGCAATGGTTGAGGTCGTAGCCGCGATCACCGGTGCTGTTGTTGGCATTGCTGCCAGTGGTGTTGGTGCGTTCATTAAGCGAGATGACGAGGCATCAAAGGCTGTAATACGCCTGACTGCCGCCGTTGAGCACATCGCTGGTGAAGTTTCGCTTCTTAGGCAGGAAATCAAAGAAGACCGGCAAGAACTGTTTCCACGGCTCAATTCGATTGAGCAGCGTCTAACAAAACTTGAGGTACAAATGTGACAAAAATCAAGCTCCGCGACTTTTTTCGTCACTACCAAGACCAGCCACACCAAGCCGCAGCGATTGATCTGTTGCAGAGCCAGATGCCCGAGTCACTTCTCAAAAGTGATGCTGACTGGGTAGTGACCTACAGGGCCACCCCCAAACCAAAGCCCTTAGTGGTTGAAAACACTTGGATCGGCGTAGCTGAGTGCGCCCGCCGCGCAGGTGCTCGATACCCACAGTTGGTAGCAGCGCAGTGGGCGCTAGAAAGCGGCTGGGGTAAGCACACCAGCGGCGTCAATAACTACTTCGGACTAAAGGGACCGGGCACCAGCGTCAAAACACAGGAAGTGATCAACGGCAAGACGATCACGATCACCGCTGAGTTCTTGGATTTCCGCGACCTAGAGCAGTGCGTCGCCTATCTGGTAGACCGCTGGCACCGCGACTGGAAGGAACACAAGGGCGTGAACAACGCGCCTAACCGCGACGAGGCGGCCATGGAACTGGTAAAGCAGGGCTACGCCACCGACCCGAAGTACGCCGAGAAGCTGATCCATCTGATGAACCAGCAGGCGCCTCTGCCCAAAGCACCTGCGGTGCAACAAAACGGTGCGCTGATTGAGAAGGTGCCGTACTTCTCGCAGCGGGATTCGACAGTCGCTGGCCAAGCGATGCGGATGTGCTTCAGTTCCAGCTGCGCCATGCTGGCCGCCTACCTACGACCCAACGAGTTACGGGGCGCCGCCGCTGACGACGTGTATCTGAAGCAGGTGCTGCAGTACGGCGACACCACGGATGCTGCGGCCCAAATCAAGGCTCTGGCGTACTACGGCATTAAGGCACGTTTTGTGCAAAACCTCGGTTGGGAGGAGCTTACCCGCCAGCTCGACAAACAAATACCGATACCCTGCGGCTTTTTACATCACGGGACGAGTGCTGCCCCTTCGGGCGGCGGGCATTGGCTGACCGTTATTGGCTACACCAAGCCTACCGAGGGAGGTGGGGCTGTCATCGTTCACGACCCATTTGGAGAGATGGATGTTGTGAACGGCACCTACCTGAGTAGTCGAGGGGCCAAGCAGGCATACAGCCGCAAGAACTGGGGTCCCAGGTGGCTAGTCGAGGGACCCAAGTCAGGATGGGCGATTCTGGCGGACCGCTAGGTGGGCGCAGTACATCACCTTTGCCAGCTCGTAGACCCATAACGCCTGCCAGTCCCGCCGAAAAAAACGGGTCATTCCGGCATAGGTGACGGAATACACAACCCCGCACGGAGTGCTGTATTGCTCAAAACTGGGGGCAGACATTGAGGGTAGGCAACCTTGGCATAGCGCTAGGTTGCTCGGTGTATTTATGACATTTTCCGATTGGATGGTGCCTGAGTTAAGTATCAGCGCTGCTGTCGAGCTGGAGAACAGTAAGAGGATTATCCGCACCCACGCAGGGCAAAATACTGAAAAAGTAATTGAACTGGCATGTTCGGCAATGGAGCAGGCTTTTCTGTATCAGTCAATAATGCGCAAGGCGACTAAGCGGATTGCAGAGCTGGAAATGACCGCGCTTTTATCGCCTCCTCAAGCACCACAGAGTCAATCTGATGGGGCTTGCAAGAAGGGCGTTTGCGTGATTTCGGGGATGCCTTGGGTGCTACGACAGGTGGTTCGACTTTTTCCACCTTCTTCTTTTCTTGTTGACCGCTCATGTAAAGACGAAGTTTCACCAGCGCCGCTGCAGTGAGCTGTCTTGCACGTTCACGGGTAACACCAAGCTCTTTGCCTAGGTCAGCAAGGGTCGCTGAAGCCTGCCCGTCTAACCCATAACGGCGTACCACCAACCGACGTTCTTGTTCGCTAAGGCGGTGTAGCAGGCCAAGCATCCGCTCAACATCCAAGCTCAGGTCCATGGCGTCAAATAGCTCATCGCCAGACAGGTTGCGGTCGTCAGCGATAAGTTCCAACAGGCTGCTTGAGTCCTCACCAGCCGCAAGCGCATCGAGCGAAAGGCAATAGAATCCTCGCGTAGAGAGCAGCTCAAGCTCGCTGCGTTTTACGTTGGAAGCCAGAGACAACTCATCCAAGGTTGGGCTACGGCCAAGTCGCTCAGTCTCAGCGCTGCAGATTTTCTCGACCTTGGCAGCCATATCTCCAACGGAGACGGGCCTGCGGATTGCACGCTCCTGGGCGGTGTAGGTGCGGCTGATTGCTTGGCGACACCACCAGTAAGCGTAGGTTGAAAACTTGTAGCCGCGCTGAGGATCAAACATCTCGACAGCACGGATCAGTCCGATGGTACATTCTTGAATTAGATCTAAGCTGTCAAGAAAAAAGCTTCTGCGGAGGTTGCGCTTGACGATGTAGACGACAAGGCGGAGGTTGGCTTGGACAAAGCGAGCCTTAGCTCGCTCTCCCATTAACACCTCTCTCTTTTCCTTGCGGGTTAGTTCCCGATCTAGCTGTTTTAGAGCCATCATTCGCCGCACCAACTTGCCCAGAAGGATCTCCTCCTGGGCTGTCATTAGCGGGATCTTTGCGATGTTCTCCATGTAAGCGTCCATCGCGCTGTTTTTGGTTTCCCGTCGAGCCATTGCCGGAGTAAGTGTCGGTGTAGGTGTGAATGAGAAAACAAGTTGCTGCCGAGACAGCCGCACGGATACGGGCGTGGGACTCCAAAGTTTCGTCCTTAAACTCCGGCGCCCAGAACGCAGCGAGGGCCTTGTCCTCCCAGGTTTCAGGCCGCTGAGGCATCCCCACCTTTAAGAATCGTGTCGTAGTCGTTTAGAAGATGGCTCCCAAACGCGATGAAGTTTTCGCGTGTCTGCTTGTTAACTGGTGCAAAAGGAAAAGAATCCTTCCACCAAGCGTCAAAAAGATTGCCAATGCGGGTTTCGTAGGTGCTGCTCATTGGACGGGCTGGGGTTGGGTGTATTCCTGCCAAAGGCCGGTGTAGGTGCTGTGCAGCGGGTGGCCGTAAGGCAGCTCAGCCCTGCCAGACCTGCGGTACAGGTCCTCAAGCAGGTCTTGCCGCGCTTGCTGCTCAACCGGGTTGCACTGATTTACGTAACTGAGTTGGGTGGTCACTTGCCGTAAAAAGAATTGGAAGATCGGGAGCCGAAGCTCCTACCGAGGTTCCCTCTACACAAGAGGCATGTCGTAAGAGCCTGTAATGCCGGCATAGTGCTCCCAGCAGGTCTTAGGTGAGTTGCCAGCCCACTTAGCCACCTGCGTCACTGGGATGCCTTGCTCCAGCAGCGAACTGATGAAGGTGTGCCTTAGGTCGTAAGGGCGGTAGCGATGCTTGATCACGCCTTTGTTGTAGAGACGCTGCATAGCGCTGCGAAATGATGTTTGGTAGGTCTGCCTAGGCCAAGGGAAAACGAACAGTTCGGTATGCAGTTTCTGCATACTTTGCAGGATGTCGTAGGCGATCTGGTTTAGAGGCACCCACCGCTCTTTGCCTGTCTTGGTGCGGCCTTGCAGGCCATGGGTGAGCGTCATGTTCTGGTGGATTCGGCAGCGCCGGCTCTCCCAGTCCACGTCTTCCCACTGCAGGCCAAACAGCTCCGCAGTACGCAAGCCCAGTTGTAGCTGAAATTTGGCCACCAGATGCCACTTGGCCTCATGAATGGATGTCAGTTGCAGCGAGGCCATCACGTCGTCCTGCATGGGCTTGGGGATGACCACGGGCTCTGGCCTCTGCTCTTCCTTGGGTAGGCGGAAGCTGGCCACTGGGTTGCGGCTAACCAGCGCTACGTCCTCGCTGGATGCCCAGCGAAAAAGCGTTTTGACGTACTGAGCTACCGCTTTTGCCGATTTCGGTGGCTGCTGCTTCAGGATCCAGACCATGGCCAGACGGGCTTGCTCGGGGTCCTGAAACGGACAGCGTTCCAAGTAGTGCGTTACCTGCGTCCAAGTGGAGGTGGTGCTTGTAGGTGCGACTGAAAGAGCCCGCTCAGACTTAAAGGCTTGCCAAAGCTCAAGAAGGGTCATTGAGTAAAGAGTTAAGGATGGATACAAGTTCGTCCCTGATCCATAAAGCTTTCGTCGTGTTGACCCGAAACGTCATTTCTAGTTCAGGGTCAGCTTCGTCGAAGTCTCCAAAGGAGGCCAGGTTCTCAGCGATGCCGGTCGCTGCGTTTGCAGCCTCATTAATCAGCTCGTGCAGGGTTTGAACCTGCTCGGGGTTTACGTGCGGCACTAAGCGCTCTGACTAAGGTCGGGCGAATCGTATGGAATCCTTAAGTAAGGGTCAACCCCTTTCTAGCACTTTTACCGAGTCCCGTTGGTCTCAGCGGTCAGTACCGTAGTAACCGTAACGATCCACTGCCTTCCGTCTGCTGTCAGCGCGAGTGGCCGCCCTGAGTCTTCGCTTGCCGGAGCGAACCTCGCGTGCAAAATCGAGGAACTCGGCAGCACGATGCAACTCACCCGCAGTAGCAAACGAGACAGCCGCCCGCAGCTTGGCCATAGCCTGCTGCCTTAGGTGAGCGGCATCGTCCACTCGTTACTCAAGTAAGTAAGCCCAGTCTACCGCTGAGACTCGGCGGCCTCAATAAGCCAGTTGAGGTAGACGCTTGCCTTTTTTAGGTCTTCAACGCCGTTCTTATGGCGCCACCTCCAGACGTACTTTTGAACGTTCCCTTGGCAGTAGTCACAGAAACGGTCGTCACCTAGCGAGGCCCGAATAGCCTCCACACACTCTATGCCGCCAGAGCGGTAGTGGTCAGGGCTGATGGGGTCGTTGTCTTTCATGTGTGTGTAGTTCTATTTGGCTTGACCCCATGACTTCGCCACGGAGCCCTCGCCAACCATGTCAACGGAGTCGCCAATGATCAGTCGCCCAGCAAGAAGAAGCTGGCGTTGCATGATTTCAAGCACCTCTTCACCAGCGCCCTCAGGTGCTTCAACGATCAATTCGTCATGGATCTGAGCGACAAGCCGTGCTCCGTTAGGTAAACGCGACCAGATCCCAACCATGGCTTGTTTGACAATGGAAGCGGCGGTGCCTTGGACGATGTTGTTGAGCAAGACGGTGTGGCGGGCCATGTCGTCCACTAGCCACCTACGGCGGCCATCAACCATCCGCACCTCACCACCCTCAACTTCCCGCTTAGCCCAGGCGTGCCATTTGGCCATGCCGGGGTAAGCGTTCAGCCAAGCGTTACGGAACTCTTTAGCTTCGTCTTCAGTGATGAAGTTGCCGAAGCTGGCGAAGTATTCCTTGAGGCCAAGGGCACCTGAGCCGTAGAGCAAACCAAAGTTGCAACTCTTGGCCCGCTGACGCTGCTCTTTACCCACTTCCTCCATGGGGATGTGAAAGATCAGGTGGCCGGTGAGGGTGTGTAGGTCAGTCTGATCACGCAAAGCGCTCTGCATGATTGACTCATTGGCGATGGGTTCCGAACACGCCACACCCATCTCCATGTTTTTAACATCCATCACCACCAGTTCATACGCATGTGCAGCAACAATAATGTCCCTAATAAATGCTTCACGAGGAAACTGCTGTGCATTAGGATTTGAACTACTGAACCTACCTGTACCAGTTTGCAAAGGTGCAAATCGGGGATGAATCCGCCCATCATCTTGGATGTGTTTGTCCAAGATAGTTTGAATCATTGAGCGTCGCTTCTCGGCTCGCTTGTAGGCCAAGAGGCTGAACACTACTGGGTTGTCGGCCAGGGGCCTGAGAATTTTTTTGTCGGTAGTGAGCTTGTTTGTTTTGGGATCTCGCGGGTCTAGACCGATGGAGACCAGATGACCTAGCACCTGCGTAGGACTGTTGATGTTGAAACCCGCAGGTCTGCCACCTTCCCGTTTAAGTTCCTTTTTTGCACGAAGGTTGTAGCTGCCGTCGTCATCACGGGGTAGGCCATCGCCGTGAAGTTCCCGCAGTTGGGAATCGAGCAGCTCCAGGAACTCGCCTTTGCTAAGGCAAATCTCCTCTTCTAGCTGTGCGATGGCTGTGAGGGCGTGCTGCTGATCCACCAACATGCCGGTGTGCTCCATCTCCACAACGGCGGGGATGAGAGTGCACTCCAAGTCGTAGACGCGCTGCAGGCCAGCGTTCTTAATCTCAGCTTGCTGCTGACGCCACGCCTGCCATGTGATGCGAACGTCACCCATGGCGTAGGCGAGGTCGGCCTCGTTCAGCTCGGCACTCATCCAGTCCTGCTTCTGCAGAGTCTTATCGAGTTGAATCTTGAGCACCCTCAGCGCAATGGCCTCAAGGGAGTTGGAGACGTTGGGCAGCCCGTTGTTCAGCAAGGCCGACTGGATCATGGTGTCTTCCAACCGACCCACAAGACGGATGCCGCAACCAAGGAGGCATCGGTAGTCGTAGGCGATGTTCTGGCCAACCCAAGTAATAGTGGGGTCTTGGAGCAGCACCGTCAGCTCCATCCAATCGGGCTCAGTGAAGGTGGCTAGGTCGTACCAAAGCTCACCTTCATCAGAGAGAAGCTGCAGAAGGCGCACATGCTCTCTGCCCTTGAATGACATTGGAGCCATGGCGGTCTCCATGTCCAAGCAAATTGTTTTGCCCAGCTCCTTGAAAGATTCCAGGAGTGCCATCAATCATCCAGCCACTCGGGCGAATTAAGGACTGAGATGACGGTCTCAGCTGGGTACAACTCTTTGGCGGTCAATATGGCTGCAGCCACGCTGCTGGCCATCACAACAAAAGATCTCAGGGAAGTAGTGACGCGATAAGTGCGCGGTGATGAGGGTTTGAGGGTTTTCATGCAACCCCCTGTCGTTGGCGGTACTGGTTGAACATGGCCTCGTTGCAGGTGTAGAGAAACTCCGCGTTACGAACAACGCTTTTAATATCGTCGTCGGAGAGATGACGGAACTGGTTAAGAAGCTCCTTAAGCACCACCTCCCGGCGGTCCATGCAGACCAGCGCTGTGGTGTGCAAGTCGTCCAAGTTGTAAAGGCGCCCTGTTAACCAGGGAGAGCGGGGTAAGTGCGTCATTGGGCCAGCAGGTGGTCAACTTGAGTGCGGAGAGAGTCCCGCTCTGACGTGACTGCCTTGAGTTGATCAAGGATGTCGAGGATCGAGACCTTGCGCTGCCTGACGTGCATCTCCCGCTCAATGGCGTGAGCAAAGCGCCCGGAGGTACGAAGGAGCTTTTCAATAGCGCCCAGTTCAGCTGGCTGATCTAGTCGTTTGCCCAACGTCTGCGAGCACTCGGAGTGGAGGCCATGCACCTCCGTTTCAAGAAGGCCCAATTCGCGGTCAGTTAGGTCAGCCAGTTCGTCGAGGTAGACGGTGTGCCCGAGATAGCGGCTGACGATGTAGGGAATTGTGGGTTTTGAGAGGTTCCTGTAGCGACTGTCCATAGGTACTAGGGGTAGCGGGCCTAATGCGAGACCCTTACTCAGATAAGGTACTGCCTTTACGCCCCCAGGTCAACCGAATCCAGCAGGTGATGGCGCTCGCGGAACTGAAAAAACCCACTTGGCAGCTCGCCCTCAGCCTCAAGCTGCTTGGCGGCGAAGCGCACGAAGTTGTTGTTTAGGGCGTAATCCGCCACGTTGGCATCGCTGCTGATGTAAAGCTCCCAGCGCAGTCGCTCCCAAAGCAGACGCTGCGAGCAGCGTGTTTTACCAGCAGCAATGGCCTTGTAAGCGAGCAGCCTGAAGGCGTCATAGACATGGGGGTTACGCCGAAAGAACTCCTGCGCCTCGGATTCGTAGCGGTCGCGGGTCATCATGTTAAGTAACTGAGTAAGGGTCTCACCTTAGGTCGCAAAGCGACGGGCTGGAATCCTTGATTGTGGCGCCGAGGGTGGCCACCTTATCTAGGTTGAAGTTCCGAGGGTGCCCCCGATGATCGACTGGCTGCAGGCGCAGGACCACCTGTTTCTTTCTGGTATCAAGCCTGACGAGCCGGTGATTCTGGCGCTGTTCCCTAAGGAGAGGGGCACCTGCATCCACGTCAACACGGTCGGGGCTTTGCCCGAGGATGCGCGATCAGCGGTGGAGGCGGCGATGGTTCACAACGCTGACCTGTCACTGGGATTCCTGCTGAACCCAGGAGGCACCAAGAACGACGACATTAAGTTTTGCCGGGCGCTGTTCTACGAGGACGACGGGCCAGCGCCCTTGGAGGAAAAGCTGTCGCAGTGGGAGGTTTGCGGTCTGCCGAGGCCATCGCTTCAGCTGTGGACTGGTGGTAAGTCAGTGCATAATTACTGGTTTCTGCGGGCGCCCTGCAGCACGACTGCGTTCACGGCAGCGCAGAAAATGCTGTTCAAGCACGTTGAGAGGTTCCTTGAGGGGGTAAAGGTAGACACCTCACTGAGTAAGCCTTGCCAAGTGCTCAGACTTGCAGGCGGGGTGCATCCGAAGACGGGTGAGCAGTCGCGGGTGATGAGCACCACGGGTGAGCGGTTTGAGCTGCCGCAGTTAATGGCGCTAGTGCGGCCAGCGGAGAGTGTGCTGCGCACTGAGCCAAGCGATGAGGACTTGCCACATGCGCAGCGGGGCAAGCACTACGAACGGATGACGGCGGTAGAGAAGAGGCAGGTGGTGCAGGAGGCGCTGCGGTTCTGCCCTGAGCGTGAGGCACCAGGAAGTGGGACGTATGAGGCAGCGCGGGATGTATTAGCGGCGATGGTGCATGAGTTTGGCCCAGACGTTGCTGCTGAGCTGGCGAAGGCAGCGGGTTGGGGCCAACAGCACTGGGAGTTGAAGAGGGTTGCGATGTCGTTGGTGGATGCACCAGAGCAGCGCAAGACGATTTGGCACTTGTTTCGGGAGGCGCAGCGGAAGGGTTGGGTGTGCCCATGGCCACTTGAGCGTGAAGTTCGGTCAAAGGAGTCCGAGAATGAGAATGACCCACTGGTGAAGGAACTCCGTCAGCGGAGTTACTGGCAGTGGGCAGAAGCCCGTGCAGCAGCCTTTACTTTGAGCAGCGTCTTTCCGAAGCAGCTAGCCGATCTGTTGGTAGATCGAGCGAAAGCATTTCCTGTGTCGGAGAACGCTTTGTTAGCACCGTTTATGACGACACTGGCCTCGGTGTTGGGTAAGCGGTATTGGGTACAGGTAGCGAAGGGTTGGAAGGAGCCCTGCATCTTCTGGATGGGGACTGTGGCGCCTGCGGGTAGCAAGAAGACGCCAGTGGCCAACCAGTTTTTATGGCCTTTAGAGCAACGAGATCGCGCTGAGTACGAGACGTATCGGGAGCAGCTGCGGGAGTGGAAGGCAGGTCCTGGGGACAAAGCACCACCGAATTACCCCCGGCAGCGGGTAGTAATGGACGCGACGTTGGAGGCGTTGTGTTCGCTGTTGAACCGCGAGGACGTGCCTGGGGTTGTGAGCTTCCACGACGAGCTGAGCGGGTTCATTGGTTCGATGGATAAGTACCGGCGCAATGCGAGTGACAGAGCGGCGTGGTTGTCGATGTGGAGTGGGGGTGCCATCAACATCCTGCGAAAGGGAAGTGAGCCGATACGGATCGCCAAGACAGCGGTGTCGTTATTTGGAGCGATTCAGCAGGACAAGTTGACGGACCTGCTGCACGGGGATGACGCGACAGCGAGGAGTGGTGATGGATTCTGGAGTCGATTCTTATGGGTCTCACCGCCTTACGTGAAACCGAGGGTGATGCGGGATGGTGTGGAAATCAATCAGGAGCTGTTGGAGCTGGTGGATTTATTGGATGCGATGGCACCCCAGCAGACGGTGGTAGTGGATTTGAGTGACGGGGCGTGGGAGGTGTTTGAGCAGACGGCTAACAGGTTTACGGAGGAAGCGGAGAACACATATGCGAGCAGGAGTGCGTTTTTGATGAAGCTGCACGGGTATTTGGCGAGGGCAGCGGGGTTGCTGTGGGCGTTAGATCACGTATGTGCGGGGCATGAGATGAGGACGATTGGAGATCGGGGGCCAATCAGTCGGGAGGTGATGGAGCGGGCGACGGTGCTGTGTCAGTTTTTCTTGAACCAGTTCGACGTGTTAGCCCCCCAGGTGGGAGGTGGTGAGCTACCGGGGTGGGTGGTGAAGGTAGTGGAGCTGGCTAAGACACGTGAGAATCAGCAGGTAACAGCCCGCGACTTGGTGAGGAGGAAGTGGGCGGAGAACGGTGAAGAGGCGAAGGGGATGTTGCAGAAGCTAGTTGGGGACTACGGTTTAGGGCGTTTGCTGAAGAGCCCAAGGGTGGATCAGGTGTGGTGGGAGCTGCCTGTGTAGGGGGTTGAGCAACTGTCGAAAAAAATTGGACTTCGACAGTTGTTCGACAGTTGTTTCGACAGTTGGATCCCCTGCGGGGGAGGGGGAGTGGGGCAACTGTCGAACTGTCGAAAGGTTTTTGAAAAGAGGGTTTTGGAGGGTGAGAGAAGTGAGACAGATATGAGACAAGGAATTGAAAGTGTTCGACAGTTCGACAGTTGGAGGTTTTAGAGGGTTAAAACCCTTGGTATGACTATAAAAGTAACTGTCGAAAGGGTTTCGACAGTTGTTCGACAGTTGTTCGACAGTTGGCTTGTCAGCCTTGAGTCTCACAAGTCCAAGCAACTCAGTGAAGCTGATCCCCTACCTGAGTGACGGCCACTCTCTACGAGTGCTATGACTTAGGTAGTTACGTAAGTATCATGGGTAAGCCAAGCCAGTTCCCCCCAGGGCCGATCACCACCAGCTGCCTTCAGGGGCGTGAGCAGTTCCGCAAAGCTTTCAAGGCTTTCTCCCGGCAGTGGAGTCAGCCTCAGTTCATGAAGCTGGCTACGGCTGCCCTCAAGGACAACGTGATCCATTCAAGTCAGATCAGCGGCTTTGCCACGGGCACCCTCAAGGATCCAGCCCCAAAGGTTCTGTACGCCCTTGGTGTGTTTAATGAGGCTCTGGCCAACGGGGAGCTACCAGAGACCCTCAGTGGCCACTGGAAGGACCGTGAGGTGATGCGCACACCCAGTGGTGGTGTGATGGGCCCTGCGGAGATGTTCTTGGCCTTTGTGGGGGCTCTGGACCTGGGGTTGAGCAATGCCAAGGAGATCCCCTTGGAGCATGAGGAGAGCGTCTCTGCGATGTTTGGGAAGTGGGTGAGGCTCACCCTCGCTGGCAGGGGGGTTGATTTTGTGGTGGAGGCCCACCAGCGGTTAGTAAAGGCTGCGGACAGCTTTAAGGGGCTGCTATCGGGGAAGACGGTGAAGGGGGAGCAGCTGGTGAAGGATCTGCCTGTAATTGCAGCAGAGCTGGGTGTGGAGGAGGGGGAGTGCTGGGACGTGATCCAAGAACACCTTCACATCCTCACCAAGGCCGAGTAACTGTCTTAGGTATTTGCGTTAGACTTAGGTAAGTCAGCACCGCAGAGATGCCCGCATTGTCACGCCCCATGGGAGGTCGCACCCCTCACACACCGTGGGGGTCTAGCAAGGTGCAGCGCACCATCAGCATCACCGACGAGGCATGGGAACTCTGGACCGCTGCTGCGATGAAAGCAGGAGTGAACCGGAGTGAGCTGTTTGAGGTGATGGCCCGCAGCGTTAGCCAGCTAGATGTGCTGCACCTACGGACAGGGTTGCTCAGCGACCTGATGCCCACCACCTCAAGGGGTTGACTTACCTAAGTAACTCAGTAGGCTAGGTAGGTCAACGGCGCAGCCCACCGACATGCCTTTCGTTTCTGATCGCTTCGTCACCGCCATCAAAGAGAAGAAGTCCTCTTCTGGTGGCACCGACCTCTTTCTAAATCCCGGTTCCCTCAGTGATGGGGACAGCGTTCGCTTCTCCCCTGTAGGCGACAAGTCCCTCGACTTCTACGAGATCTGGGGTCGCAGCTCTGAAGGTCGCCCCAAGTGTCTGCGCTTCTCTGAGGAGCCCACCACCAAAGAACTCAACGACCGCGCAGCCGATGAGGGTGTCCAACTGATTGACCAGAAGGGTCAGCCCACCCGCCTCAAGCAAGCGTTGGCCTTCTGGGTGTGGAACTACACCACCAACAGCGTTCAGTTGTTTCAAGCCAGCCAAGTGTCGATCCTCGACACCCTTGCTGCCCTCTTCAGTGACGAGGACGTGGCCAGTGATCCATCTGGTTGGGATTTTGAGCTGAACCGCACCGGCACCGGGATGGACACCCGCTATACGGTGGTGTTGAAGCCTGGTAAACGCAAAGGCACCGTCGCTGCTCAGGTCAACGCAGCGTGGGAAGAGTGCGTTGCAGAGGGCTACAACCTGGAGGCCCTCCTGACAGGCGGTGACCCCACCAAGATGCCCTTCTAGGCCCTCAGGGGAGCCTCTCAGAGCCATTCAGGCATGTAGGGCTCCCTCAACTGCGTTACTAAACCCACCTACCGCTAAAAGCGATGCACACCCGCTACGCCCTGATGAGGGCAGATGGGCGCTGGTTCAAGCACCCCCACAATCTGGACGCCACCGAATGGAGCACTCACCTCCAAGAAGCTCACCTCTGGGTAGACCTTGATGCAGCTAAGGCTGCGGCATACCTGCACTGGCAACTTCGTTGTGAGGACGTGCTCCCCGTTGAGGTGCTGGTCTCACCCGATGCCCAACGTATTCAAGCCACCTACTCAAACGTTAGCGCGTGATCAAACCCACCTCCACCGCTCAACTGCCCACCCCTAAGGGCTACGTCAAGCGGTGTGAGGACAAGACCGGCTACATCACACCCGTTGGCAAACTCCCCAGCATCACCACCATCGTTGGGGAGACAAAATCCGAGGCCGCTAAAAAGGCTCTTCAAGCGTGGCTGGATCGCCCTGGAGCAGAACAACGCTCCCTGGCAGCCCGTACCAGAGGCACCTACCTACACACTCAAGCGGAGAACTGGATTCAAGGACGCCCCACCACCAACCATTTGGTGTTCGGGGGGTTCTGGAGGTCATTGGAGGGGTGGCTACAAGCCAACTTTCATTCAGCCCTGGGTGTGGAGTTCCCTTGCTGGCATCCAGCGGGCTTTAGCGGCACCGCAGATTGCGTTGGCTGGACCTACGATTCCACCAACATTCAACTGATTGACTGGAAGACCCGTAAGGGTACAGCACCTCTTGACCCCAATCAAGAAATGATGAGGGGTGGTTACTTCGTTCAACTGGCTGCTTATCGTGCGGGAATCAGGTGGACCTACGGAGTTGAAGTGGATAGCGCTCTGCTGGTTGTTGCTCGTCAAATTGGTCCTGCCAATGTATTTCGTCTAGATCAGCAACTACTGGATGAATGTGAAGCGGAGTTCTTTCATCGCCTTCAGCTTTATCAGGAGGCACACCGTCATGTCATGGCTTGAGCGGCTCACACGCCCCAACCCTAATTCGTCTCAAAAGCACACCACCATCGTTCTCCATCGCAATGACAGCGACGACCCCATCATCCACAATCTGCAAGGTCTGTGGGTCGATGAAACCCTGCTTGGAGTGCTGGAACCTCTCGTCCAGGAGTATTACGACGAAGAGTTTGACCCCATCTGTGAAGTCGTCTGGCAAGACGGTGACAGAGAGTGGGGTGAAGAGATCAATCTGGTCCTTAATGTCAATTCTGCTTGAACTTGGGCTGTTGGTGGCGGTGTATGCAGCGGGGCTACATGTAGGAGCCACCTACGAGAGGGAGAAAAAGGCCATTCAAGGGGTTACTCACCACCAACATTCAAAAGGCCATTCATGGAGCCATTCATAGAGGCTGCAAACGCCATTCAAGGGGGATTGATGGCCTCGATTTACCGCACCCCTAACGGCGAGTACAAAGTGCTGCTAGCGGGGACTGTTGGGGTGTTATGGGCCAGCAGCCTGGGGGATGCAATGGCGCTGGCCTACAGCATCACCAGCACCCCCACGTTGGGGTAGGCCATTCAAGGAGATAGGGGCGTTACTGCAGGATTGGGTGAGACTCATGAGACACGAAATGCCATTCAAGGGGCCTCAAAACGCCATTCATTAGGCCATTCATGGCCAAAAATCGCATTCAAGGGGGGTGGCGGCCTCCAGTACGGTTTCAGCCACCAGCTCACAAACCAGTGACACCGCGCACAGCCTTACGGGTAGTGCCGACCGCCGTACTTACGTTACCCCTGGCGCTCCCCTGGGGGGACCTGGGGGTGATGGGGCCATAGGCAAAAGGAAAGAGGGCCAGCTGGCCCTCCAAGTGTGATCAACAGGGGTCAGGGGTCAGGTCAGCCGGTGGTTTCGGTCACCCTCAAGATCAGCGAGCAGATCCTCTAGGTGGTCAGTGAAATGGCCATAAGTGGCAGAGATAGCCGGCCAATCTGGCAGACCCTCCAGCACCGACAGAGCAAAGCGCACCCGTTCCGCAGGGGTAAGGGGTTCCATAGTGTGAGTCCTTTTGTGAGAGTCGCTAGCACTGCTGCCAGCTGACCCACCCTAAACGGCCAAACCACCAGCCGCTAGGGGTTGTGACATAAAAAGCACCGCCGAACGGCTGAGAAGCCCTGAGATCACTGGGGGCTTTTGTGACCGTGTGACATAAAAAGCCCCCGAACCCTTACGGGCCGGGGGGCAGTGGGATCGGTGAGGGTAGTGGTTAGGCGATAAAAAATTCATCCTCCCGGCCGTTAAGGGTCACACCATCACGCCAAGTGAGTCCGATTGCGTTTTCGTTTGAAAGGCACCGTATCACGTAACCAACTGGCGCCAGTTCCACTACATAGGAGCGGTTCTGCCAGCAAACGGTTTGGCCGGCCGATACTGCGGCTTTTATCTCATCAAGGGTCATAAGGAGATCAATAGGGGTAACGCTTACCGGGATTCGGGGCCCTCACGGGCACCAAGGGCAGACAAGCCACCCTCAAACGCGGCCCGGTTGATCAGTTCAGAGTCTGAGAGGCTCGGACCCGTCGCCATAACCTCCCGGAGCTTTGCCAGGGCTGAGATCAGCCGGGGCAATTCGCTAGGGGTAGCGTCCAGCATCTGCAGCTGCAGGCGTTGCAGTGCCATAGATGCAGTCTCGCTAAAGGGATCTGCAGCCGGGCCGATGCCATCTTCTCTGATTTCATCGTTGGCCAAGGCCAGATACCGACGGGCTTGACGGACTGACACGCCGTAATCAGTCACCAGCCGGGAGAGAATGACACTAGGGGTTGCACCCTGCAGACGAAGCATCGCCGCAATGCTGACCCGCTCAGTTAGTTCGGCGTTGGTGGCTCGGGGGGTAGTGGGGTCGGTCATCACCAGTTTGCAACGATGTGATCAGTGATTCGATCCGAGACAGCAGCGTTAATCGAACCGACGTGAAGCACCGGCGCCGCTTGAATGTGAGGGATAATCCGCTCTCCCACAAGCTCCACACGGACCGGCACGTAACGGCGAGCGCTCAGCTTCATGTATGGGCCCATAGCCGGCGTGCTGTTGCCAGCCGGAAATATGAACAGTTCATGGCGGGCTAAGTGCTTGAAACGCAGCTGCTCAGGGAAGCGGTAGGTGGTGTGTTTCATGGAAAGGAAGGGGTAGCTATGACGGGGTAACGGGGTTAGGTTGGATCGGGTCAAACGGGGCGGGTGATCACATAGCCGCCGGCCTCGCTGCTGTATTCGGCGTGGTAGCCGTCGCACTTCAGTTCACGCCAAGCTGAGGCCCAGTCGATGTGGCGCAGAGGCCAATCGCACTTGCTGAAATCGATGCCCAAATCTTCCGCCAGTTCTTCCGCGTAAGTCTCTGGGGAATCGAAAACGCCGCAAAAGGCATCGCGGAACGTGTCAGCGCTCACCACTGCGCCGCAGTCGTTGCACACCATCAGGTAGGGGGCCTCTTCGTCGGCGTGCAGTTCTGAAAGGGTCTCAGCAAACTCGGCAAGGGTCGCAAGGTCTGGCCACTCGTTGCCAGCAAGAAAGGAAGGTAAACCTGACGAGTCGTGCATGGCCCACTCTTCGGCTCCGGGTTCGGATGAGCTGGCCAGCATGGCCGCGATGCAATCGTTGATCTCGTCGGCCGTAGTGGCACCCATTGGGCTGAGATCAACCCAGCAGCCGTGCAGGGTGCCAGAGTTGTACGAAGCAAGGCAAGCGAAGTAGGCGCCGACATTGGGCACACCGGCGGTCACGTAGCCCACGGGCAGGGTTTGAGTTTGCATGGCAGGTAGGGAGTAGAAGTAACGGAATTGATCAGGCGGCCGGCAGTTCTGCCAAATAATCGAGACCCATTGCACCGGCAAACCGGGCCAGAGTTTCGCGGCAGGTTTCGCGGCTGTTCGCATTGGCTTCATTGATGGCGCCGTTATGCAACGCGGCCAGCCAATCCACCACAGCGGAAGCCACTTCATCACCATCAAACCAAAGAGTCACGGTCTGGCGATTGTCTGCGCCGTAACGGTCGCCAAACTCGATTGCACCACGACAAACCGACAAGCGGCCAGAACCGCTGAAGACGTGGCGGGTTTCAAAATCGACGCGAGGCTCGGTGCCAGAGGCGCCGGTGAAATAACGGGTCTCGGTTTCGGTGCGATTTGTGCTGATCATTGTTTAAAGAGGTAAGGGGTAGGGGTAACGGGGTGAGGTGAACTAACGGCGCACAACACCGGCGGCCGCTTGTGTGACGGGCCGAAGGATCGGAGAGCCGGGCGCCAGAGCATCCGCCCAGATCAGGGCAGCGGCAACCCACGCCAGAACGCCGAAGGAGTAGCGCACCATCAGCAGCCTGCCCCTAGAACGCGGCGCACAGTTGAACGGCTGCAGCCAATGCGGTCTGCGATTTGCTGCTGCGATGCCCCTGCGCACCGCCAGCGGCGGATCCGCTGCTCGCGGGACTCAGACGCCCACAGCAGGAACAAAAGAGGGAACAAAAGGGCTGCCAGCAAAATGGCGGCAAATGTGGTGGCCATAGGGTTAAGTGAAGGGGTAAGAAGTAGGGCCCTTTCGAGCCTTAACCCTATTGTGCCTTATGTAAGTTAGATAAACAAGCGCCGCACCCGCAAAAGGGCGGCAAACTAGATGAGTGTTCCTTATGTAAGTACGTGGCAGTAAAGGCAAATAAGGCAGTCGTCGAGCAGCGGATCTCAGCCGTTGAAGAGCTGCTTAGCCAAGGCGCTGCCCGTTGGCGAATCCTGCGATTTGCGGCAGAGGAGGGGTGGGGGCTGAGTGACCGCTCCATGGACCATTACATACAGAAGGCAACTGCACGAATCGCGGCCACCTTCGATCAAAAGCGCAACGAGTTTGTAGCGCGGCAGTTGGCGCGGCTTGAGCACATCGCAGACCTAGCAACTAAAGAGCGCCAATACAGCGCCGCAGTTGGTGCAGCTTGTGCAATCCTGCGAACCGTAGGGGCTGACGCACCCCGGAACTAATACAGGCCACGGCCACCAGGGCCAGCCGCAGTTAGCGGGTTTGGCGGAGTGATCAGATAGCGGGTCAGCTGGTGACAAACAGCAGGGGCAGATTCCGCTGATCTCTTCCACATAACGCAACCCCCCGTCACCCCCAGCAGCCGCCAAACCCGCGCCGCTGCAGTAGGGGCGCAACATTACTGATTGGGCGTAATGCTGCAGAGGGTGGGCCGCCTACCAAGGCAGCCCTACCCCCCACCAAACGAGCGCACAGTGAGCCGCAATACCCCGCGCCTCCCTCATCGAACCCCCTAAAACGGCACCCTTAAGTAACCCTTCCCCCACCCCTAATACCCTTACGTCACATAACCCAATACCCTTACCCCACCTCCCCCTATCCCCACCCCCAGGGCCTAGAGAAAAGCTGAAGCACCTAAATAGGTGGGTAGGCTTGAGGTGCTGCGGTGGAACGGGGCGTCAAGGATCAAGGGACCCTGCCCCGCCCTGCGGGGTTTCTGTCGAGGTCGCTACCCTAGTTAAGTAGCCCACCTTCCCCTGGATGTCGATTCTGAGCGTGATTGCGGGCGGGAAGGTGCTGGAGAAGCCGCAACGTACGGCCACGCGCTGCACAGAGAGCTACGAGAGCTTACGAAAACGCATCTACAAGGATCTGCTGGAGCCCCAAAAGCAGTTTGTAGACGACACGGACCACAAGATCTTGGGGTATTGCGCCGGGTTTGGTGCCGGCAAGACATTTGCATTGTGCGTCAAAAGTATATTTTTGGGTATGGACAACCCAAACACAACTGCAGCAGTATTTGAGCCCACCAACATCATGTTGAGGGACGTTTGGATGCGTTCCTTTGACCAATTTTTGGAGAAATACAACATCCAGCACGACTTCCGCGTGTCCCCGCAGCCCGAATATGTGCTGCACCTACCCCATGGCCCCGTCACACTGCTGTGCCGCGCCACAGAAACATTTAACCGTATTCGTGGACAAAACCTCTCGTTTGTTTTAGCCGACGAGATTGACACCTCACCAATGGAGGTAGCACAAAAGGCCGCAGAGATGATGCTAGCGCGTCTCCGTGGAGGCCAAAAACCCCAGCTGGCACTGGCTTCTACTCCAGAAGGCTATAAATATCTCTACCGCACCTTCGTCGAACAAGGTGACAATCCCGACCGCCGTTTAATCAAAGCCAAGACCACCGACAACCCCTACCTCCCCGTCGGATTCGTTGACTCGTTGTATCAGAACTACGACAGTCAACTGGTTGCCAGTTATATCGAGGGTGAGTTTACCAACCTGGCCAACACGACGGTGTACCACCCGTTCGACAGGGATCGCCATTGGTGCGACACGGAGATCACACCTGAGGATCGGGTGTTCGTGTCTATGGACTTTAACGTAGGCGCGTGCTTCTGCGAAGTAATGGTTCGACGCGGAGACGAGTTCCACGTTATTGATGAGCACCACCCGAAGGACACCCCTGCGGTGGTGGCGTTATTGCAGGAGAAATACGGGGACTTTGTAGAGCGCGGTGATTTGGTAGTAATACCGGATGCTGCGTCACGGCAGCGGACCACCACTAACGCTGCGGAGTCGGACCTTTCACTACTGAAGAAGGGCGGATTTGTGGTGAAGACCCAGAGCGCCAACCCTCAGATTGCAGACCGGGTGAACGCAGTGAACGTGCTGCTGTTGGCGGATCGCCTAAAGATCCACAACAGGTGTAAATACTTAATCAAGTCGTTAGAGCAGCAGACCTACGACAAGTCGGGCAAGCCCACCAAGGGGATTGGAGGTTTGGACGACATTTCGGGTCCTGTGGATGCCTTGGGTTACGGGATCACGTATTTGGCACCGTTACGCCGCTGGGCGACTGGTGGTTCTTCGTTCCGCACCTACTAATGGCCAAGCGCGACCGATTACACCTGAGCCCGTATCAGACCATCGAGACGGGCCGCGACTGGAATGGGCGGTTTTATATCGCCTACTTAAACGGTGCAAGCTTATTTATCCGCGACCATAAGGACCTGCGAAGGTTCCTCAAGGTCCCAAAGGGCATTTCATCGAGGGAGTCATTGGATAACTGGCTTGCCGCACTTGAGGCAATGGACATGGAGCATGAGGCCAAGCGTGAGCACCTGCCCCAAGAGGCAATGAGTAAGGAGTTGTTGGCGACGGGGTTTGGCCCTGAGGCTGACGCCCTCAATGAGAGCGATCCCAACTTTGCCACCAAGACTGTTATTTAAGGGTGGCGGAAACCTAGATGACGACTCCTATTTGGCGTAGCAGTGGCCGATAACAGCACCTACCCCCAGCGTGTTGTATCGCCAGCGCCGCTGCCTTTGCAGTACGGCAGCAGTGAGGATCCCAGCGTCATCAGCAGCGCAGTGCTGCAGATGATCCCGAACTGGGAGCCGATTGATGTGTGCGTCGGTGGCACCCGAGTATTGCGAGCCAATGCTGAGAAGCTGATACCTCGGGAGCCCAGTGAAGCCAAGGACAGCTACGAGCGCCGCATCTTCCACGCAACGATGCCGCCGTTCCTTAACCGTCTGGCATCGCAAGCCGCTGGGATCATTCTGCGCAAGGGCATCCAGATCGAGGGTGACGAGTATTGGGAAGACTGGATCAAGGACGTAACGGGTGATGGCACGACCCTGAACGAGTACGCCCGTCGTCAGCTGGTCACGGCACTGCTGTATGGGCACAGCAGCACGGTTGTGGACTATGCCAACGACACCACAGCCCGCACGTTGGCTGAGGAGCGTCGTCTACGCCGTAAGCCGTACCTCGTTCCGATTGCTCCCAACCAAGTGTTGGGTTGGCGGACTGCCAACGACAGCACCAGCAGCGATCTAGCCCAAGTGCGAATCAAGGAAAGGGTGGTGACCAGCAAGGGAGCTTATGGAGAGGCGCTTGTCGATCAGATCCGAGTAATGGAGCCCGGTCGCTATGAGATCTGGCGTACGCCTGCCACCACTGGCCTGACGACTGCACCTAAGTGGGAGTTGGAGAAGCAGGGCCGAACCAGCCTGAACCGGATTCCGATGGTGACGGTCTACAGCAACCGCACCGGCAACTTGCTGAGCGTGCCTCCGCTAATGGAGGTGGCGTATCTGTGCATCGCCTACGCCCAGCGCTTCTGCGACTTCCACCACGCAATCCACGTCGGTGCGAACCCGATGTTAGTGCTGAGGGGCTTTGACCCTGATAGCGATACCCCGTTAGGAATCAGCGTCAACACGGCTCTGTTGCTTCCACCTGATGGTGGTGCGGAGTATGTGCAGCCCACCAGCGAGGCATTTGATAGCCAGCTGAAGTGCCTGAAGGAGCTGGAGGATCAGATTGGCCGGCTTGGCGTGAACACGCTAAGTCAGTCCAACCTCACCAACGCTGCTGCCGAGGCCCGTCGCATCGACAGGATCGACAGCGACTCAATCATGGCGGTGATCAGCGGTGACCTGGAGCGCACCATCGCTCAAATCTTTGAGTTAGCAGCGGAGTATGTGGGTATTGAGCCACCGACTGTGAGCATCTCGCGTGACTACGAGAACCGGTTGATTGACGGCAACCAGATTACGGCGTATCTGCAGCTTTACATGCAGAACGCGATCAGCCAGCAGACGCTGCTGAAGATCTTGCAGGACGGCGAGGTGTTACCACCCACGGTTGATTTGGATGAAGAGTTGAGCCTAACGGCTGAGCGGCTTGAGGAGCAGCAGGCAATGGAGCGTCTTGCCATGAGCGGCCCCGACATGGCGTTCCAAGCACCTGCGGACAATGCGGGCCAAGGCGAGTCGCTCAACAGCCAAACGTTGCCTACACCAATGCGCCCTGGCCGTAACGCCAGCTGATGACCCCAGATGAGTACCTACGCGAGTTAGCGCAGGCGATCACGCAGCAGGAGGACCTCAACGATGAGGAGACCCGTGATGTGTTGTTTGAGTTGGCGCTGCGGATCTACGCGCTGCTGCTGCGGGAGCTGCCTGAGGGTCGATTGGAGAGGAGTATGCGTTGGAGCCAGCTGCGCACCCGCATCACACTGGAGCTGTTGGGGATCAACGATCTGCTGGCCCAAAAGCTCTACAACCGTTTAGCGGCCACAGAGTCGTTGGTGAGCGACGTAGCCCGACGCTATTTTCAGCTCCCCGTTGGGACCGTGGCACCACGACAGCTAACAGAGGTGTTGGACATTACCCGTGTTGTAGGGGTTCCAGTATCAAGGTTGTTCCTAAGAAACCCTCGTACTGGCGTTTCCCCGTTTGTGACTCAGCTGCTGCAGCTTTTGGAGAGAAGCGTAGTGGGGATGTTTTTCACCGACCCCTCTGCAGAGGAAGTAGCGGCGAAGGTGATTGGAGTGCGCACCAGCGTTGGTCGTCAGGTGCCGGTGCCATCAAAGGGGACGGTGGCAAACAACTGGAGGGAGCGGGTGCAGTCGATTGTGGCTGCGGCGTTATGGAGCACGGTGCAACCGGCGATTAATCGGGCAGCTGCGGCAGCCGCGCAAACGCCAAGCGTTCCTCAGCTCTTGCAATGGCGCTGGAACGCGCTGTTGGACCCACGCACTTGCCCGGTCTGCCGCCCTTTGCACGGCAGGACTGAAGCAGATCCTGAGGACTTCCCTCAAGGCCCGCCACCGATACACCCGCGATGCCGCTGCGTTCTCATTCCTGAATTGACGTAAGTAAAGGCAATCTCGGGTGTAGTTTCACCTTATTGCATGACTGATGAAGTCATGGGTGTTCCCTTAGCGGGGGAGCAAGTTGATTCCGTGAATCAACAACCCGAAGCGACCACCGTCTCCGACGACGCAGGTGCTTTACGCCGAAAGTTAGAGCTTGTCCAGCAGGACAATCTCAGCAAAGGCGAGGCCAATCGCAAGCTGAATGAACGGCTTGGTGAACTGGAGAAAGCCCTACGGGAACGTGAGACCGAGCTGAAGTCAGGCAAACAGCAACAGCTCGCCGCCAGCGGTGAGTACAAGAAGCTGTGGGAAGAGGCGAACGCAGATAACGCTCGTCTCCAGCAACGGATCGGAGAGCTTGAAGCCGCGCTTCAGGCGAAGGACGCAGAAGCGAGTGCCGAGCGTCTCCGGGCCCAGGCGGTCCAACAGATCGGTCAGGCCAACGCCCTTGCACCCGAACAGCTTTACGGGTTGCTGCAGCACCAGCTACGAGGCAGTGATGGCGGCCCTGCGGTCATTATCAACGGCATCGAGCAACCGCTGAACGCATATTTGACACAGCTCCGCAACCCCGGCTCTGGCTGGGAGCATCACTTCCGCAGTTCTGGAGCCATGGGAATGGGCAGTGCGCCTAGTGCCACCGGCCTTCCTGGAGTCGTCAATCCGTACAAGCAAGAGACCTTCAACTTGACGGAAGCAATGAGGTTAGAAACAGAAAACCCAGACCTTGCCAAAGCTCTTAAGGCTGAAGCAGGTCGCGGGTAACTCACGGTAAACCCCGCATTTTAGAGAAATGGCCCAACAGAACATGGGAGGAACTTTCCTCTCCAACCTGATCACCCGCCCCGAGTTTCTTAGCTACACCTCGGAGCGCATTTTTGAGCAGTCGGCGTTTATCCGCGCCGGCATTGTGCAGCGCAACAGCGCTCTTGACGCCCGTGAGGGTGGCACCCGCGTTCGTGTTCCTTTCTTTGACAAGATCAACCCCACCGAAGAGGTGATCACCTCTGGTAACACTTGGGGCACTAGCGGCGCTGGTTATCTGACCAGCCAGAACGTCACTGCTGCCGAGCAGATTATGACTGTTCTGCATCGCGGCTTCCAGTACGCAACTGACGACCTCAGCAAGCTGGGTTCCGGTGCTGACCCCCTCAGCCACGTTCGTGACCAGCTGGCTGCTGCGATCAACAAGCTGAAGACTGCCACCCTGAACGCTCAACTAAGCGGTTTGTTTGGCAACATCGCTGGTTCTGGCGTTCTGGGTGCCAACACCGTCAACAAGACCGGCACTACCACCGCTACCGCTGCCAACTACCTGACTGCTGCCAACGTGGTAGCTGCCAAGCAGGTTCTGGGTGAGCGTGGCTATGAGCTGTCTGGCATCGCCATGCACAGCAACGTGGCTGCCTATCTGGAGGAGACCGGTTACCTGCAGGTCCAATCTGCTGGTGGTTCTGTCTACGCCGGTGGCGGTGTGGGCGCTGGTCTTGGTTCTGGCCAAGTGGGTCGCTTTGCTGGCCTGAACGTCGTAATCGACGATCAGATCGGCGTCATCGCTGGTGGCACTGCCACCCACCTGAACAAGTATCCGGTCTACCTGTTTGGCAGCGGTTGCATCGGTGAGGGTATGCAGCAGGATCTGCGCGTGGAAGTGGACCGCAACAAGTCCAGCTTCCAGGATCTGCTGATCTGCGACTACCACTATGGTTTCCACGTCAGTGGAACCAAGTGGAACGCCAACGGCGACAACCCCACCAACGCCTCTAGTTCCGGCAACTTGGCTGCCACCAGCTCTTGGAGCCTGGCCTACAACAGCGCCAAGAACGTGCCCATGGTGCGTCTGCTCGTCAATACACCCTATGACTCCGGCGTTTATGCCTGAGCCATAAGGCCACTAAAAAGCCCCCTCCAGCAGGGGGCTTTTCTTTTGCTCAGGCTTCAATGCCGAGTCGCATCTTTTCTTGGCGCTCAAACACGCCGATGGTGTCAACCGTCATCTTGTAGCTTTGCAGCATGACTTGATTGACAAGCACGTAGCTCAGCTCAAGTTTGTCTGCGATCTCAGGGACATTTGCACCTGCTTCCTTGAGTTCCCGGATTTGCGGCACCACATCCTCCCATTTGCGCGGGGAATTAGCGGAGACAGATTCGGAGTCTTTTGCGGCCTTTTTACGCGCCGGTTTGACTTCGCTGGCTGTGGATTGCAGTTCTTCGGCGGCTTCGCTCACTTTGAATGTGCGGGTACACCCAAAGTTGCCCCGGAAACCTAGGCAATCGCGCAGAAGCCAGTGCCCACCCTTGTTGCGACTGTCGGAGCGAGTAACGCCAACAGCTACTTGAGCGTTGCCAGTGCTGACAGCATTGCTGACGGGATGGTGGGCACCTTGACGTGGAGCACTGCAACCAGTGACAACAAGATCCGCGCACTGATCACGGCAACCAACGGTTTGGAGACGTTGGGTTGGGTCGGCAGCCGTGCCACAACAACTCAGGCATTGGCTTGGCCACGCAAGGATGCCAAATGTGGAGACAAGAGCTATACAGCAAGCCAGATTCCCCGCGAGGTGGAATTAGGAACGTTTGACCTGGCCAACGCTTTGCTGGGGGACCCGACAATCTTGCGCAGTAGCGCCAGCTCAAAAGCATTGGTGACTGGCGTGCCCAATCGTGACCTCAAACGCCTGAAGCTAGATGTGATGGAGCTTGAGTGGCGGACAGACGTAGGCAACTCGACTACTGAGGCTGTGACACCCCTGACTGTGCTGCCTCACTTAGCGACAGTCTTGGGCTGTCTTACCACTAGCACCACTCGCGGCGGCCTTGGCGGTGCGGTCGCTATCCAACGCAGCTAGGTCAATACTGCATAAATCCTTATGTAGGTGGGGTAGGTCTACACTGAGCACATGGCTCAGGTTGCCTACCAACCGGCATCGGCTACGCCGGCGCGGCATCGCCCCCGCACCGGCTACTTGGCGACGCCGTTATCGCGTGAAGAGCAACGCCGTATTGCGGCGATGTACCGCGAGCACCAAGGATTACTGCGCCTAATGGGGCGCAAGTTGTGCCGCAAGTACCCGTTTGTCAGCGCTGAGGACGTATTCAGCTGCATTGATCAGGCGTTCATCAAAACCTGTCGCGCTTGGCAACCCGCCAAGGGGACCTTCTCGACCTTGCTTACGGTTTTTGCCGAGGGTGACGTACTGCACTTTATTCGCGACCACAACTGGCTTGTAAAGGCTCCAGGCGCTGTGCGCCGTAACGGCCAGCTTGCCCGCAAGCTGCTCGACAAAGGCCACAGCCGCGAAGAGGTGTTGCAACATCTAGAGATCACTGAGGAGGCGTTAAAGCTGGCTCTCGTCGCCACCAGCCCCACGGACCACGACATTCGCGGCTTTGACCTCCACGTTTGCCCCCGCCCCACTCCCTACGAGCTACTGGAAGCTGAGGAAACCTAGTGACAACCACCGCTTCACAGTTCAATGGCTACGGGTGCGTTTTTCAATAGCCTTGGGTATCGCTTCTGGGTGAAGGCAGGCACTACTGCCAGCACCACCCCAACCAACAACACCGGCATGACTGAGGTGCTGTCGTTGACTGAGGCCGGCATCCAAGGTTCTACCGAAACCCAAGACGTTCTTGACTACGGCAGCAGTCTTGGCTTTACCGCCACGATTGTGCAGCGTCAGAGCTACAGCATTCCCATGCAGATGAACTTGAACCTGAATGACGCAGGTTATTTGGTTCTCAAGAATGCTGCCATGAACGCTGCCACCGGTGTGACTGTTCAGTGGTATCGGGAATCTCCTGAGATGAGCGCGGTTGGCGCCCCTGAGTACCACTCGGGTGTGGCATGGGTGACCGACTTCTCGGAGTCGATTGCTGCAGGTAACGTGGCTGCTGTGACCTTCACTCTGACCGGCTACGGCGCCTACACCTGGAGCGCTGAAACCAACGCCTGATCTCCAGAAGGTTGATGACCCCTAGCGTTTGGTGGTTGCGCTAGGGGCCACCAATCCTCCGCCACTCAGCCACAAAGAACCTCATTGGTTCTTCTGCTTTAAGCACCGGCGTGATCCAATCGCGCTCTGGTGCTATGTAGGCATCACGGTTGGTTCCCACCATATAATCGCCGCGCAGCACCTCCCCGGAATATGGTGCGCTCCAGCGGATGGTGAGCGTGTTTTTCGTTAGCTGGGGTGCGCTCTGCGAGCGGAGCAGCGTGCCCGTATCCACAATGTCACGCAGTCCTGCCGGGACAAACTTCCCGGAGTACACGCCGACCTTTCTGCGTGTTGCCACCGGCCAGTCGTAGATCGTGGCTTTGATTGACTCCTGCAGCAACGGCGTGAGCTTGTTGCCGTAGTTGGCTAGGATTACGGGAATGCGCTGCAGCAGCTTGTCAGCATTCCAGCGGGTGATGCGAACAGAACTCATCCCACTTGCTCTTGCGTTTTAAGGATGATTCGTTCGCCAAGCGCGGTATTCAGTGTGGTGCCAAGCAAACCAGTTTTGCCGTAGGGAAGGCGAAGGCTTACGACCTCAACGGAGAGTGCAGCTTCACCGGCAAAGGTAAGGGTGCCCCCTGTTCCTTCGGCAATCCTCACGTCAAGCGCATCTAGGGCGTACCCCTCAAACAGCGTCTCCGCCACTTCAACGCCGGGAAACGCCACACCGGATTGTCTGTTTGCTTTAAGAAACAGTTCAACCTGCACTGACGCCTCAGCAGGTTTGACATTGCCAGTAACGGGGTCGGTCACCACCCCAGTTGCTGCGACCTTAAAGGTGGCGGTGGCGTTCGAGAGTGCGCTGAGTGCGGTAGCCATACCCAAGGTTTCCCCCGGCAATCTCGGGGATAGGGCAAGTCAGCGACCGTGGCGGAGAACCTAGGCGAAGCCCAACTAAGGTTAACGGTTGACCTATCTGCGTTTGAAGCAAGCCTTCAAAAGGCAAAGTCCTTAATTGATAAAGAACTTGGTAGCGCAACTGCCCGTCCGACAACACGCAGTAACAGCAGCTCACGTTCCAGCTCAGGTAGCAGTGGTCCTTCACCAGAACTAGCTCGGTTTATACAGAAAGCTAAAGACCTAAACATCAACACAAGTTGGGGCAAGGCTGTCCAGACTCTTAACGAGATAGATGGCGACCTTGCGCTGATTGGTGCAGGGCAAGATTTTAATTTGAAGCAGGGTTGGACCGCCGCACTATCAGATCTTCAACAGATCAATGCTGACCTACAGCTTATTTCCAGCGGCAATAAGTTAAACATTCGCACCAGCTGGTCAAAGTTTCTATCCGAGATAGAAACCGTAAAGGCGGACTTAGCCTTAGCCACTTCAGAGTCGGCTCTAAATAAAGAGTTAGCGCGGGGCCGAGAGATTGGCCGCTTGAATACCAGCCCCATATCAGGTCGTTTGCCCGGCGGTGGAGTTATACCGGGTTCTCCGGCAGATCGAGAGAGCCGCGCTCGCGCTAAAGCGCAAGAGTCTGAGGCAGCTATCGCTGAGCTAGCAAGGGCTCGTCGTCAAGAAGCTGCACAGCTTGATCAACAACGGAACAAACGTAATACAGCAGTTGGTAACGCAGTCAGCTCTTCCTTGATCGGCGGCGCGTTCCCTGCTTTATTTGGCCAAGGCGCGGGCGCGAGTGTTGGTGGTGCGCTAGGCGGTGCGCTTGGAATTTTTGGTGGCGGCTTCGGCTTTGCTGGCTCTCTAATTGGCACCGCCATCGGCCAGCAGGCGGACAATCTTGGCAAGTTGAGTCAAGCGCTGCAGGACCCCATTGGCCGATTCCAAGAGCTGCAGCAAGCCGCTGTGCTATCCAGCCGTTCGCTTGAAAAGAACATTGAGGCCCTGATCAGTGCGGGGCGTTTTGCAGAAGCTGAAGCCAAGATCCGTGAGGACTTAGCCAAGCGCGGGCTGGATGCTGCCACTGCCAACCAACTTGCAGCTGAGAGCGACAAGATGCAGCGCTCCCTTGCTGAACTTGGGCTAAGCATCGGTTTAGTAGTGCAAGGACCACTCACCGACCTAATCAATAATTTTAACCGTCTCCTTGAGCCAGGAAGGGTCGCAGCTCAGTCCCGTGCAATCCAAGCTGGCCTGAGTCCTGAAGATCGAACGGCCTTTCAAAACCGACGCCGTGAATTAAACATGCAGGGCTTTGGCATTCTTGAGGCCAATAAGCAAGCTAATGAAGAATTTGCACCTAAAACCGCTGATGCTGTCATAGCTCAGGAAAAACTCACAGCAGCTCAACTTAAGGACAATGCGGTGTTGTCGGCGCGGAAGCGACTAATTGATGCAACATCGCAGGGTCAAGAACGTCTAACGCTTGAGCGTCAAAAAGAATTACTTATTGAGGAGAAGAAGGCCCAACTGCGTGCAACTCCGAATGACGGGCTGCGCATTGAACAGGATACTGCATTGCGTATTTATGAAATAGATCAGCAAATAAGGCAAATTGAAGGCCAGCGTTTTGCTGAAAGCATTGCTGCAGCCAATCAGCTCAAGAGTATCCAAGAAGAGATCGCCATTCAGCAGCAGCGCGGCAGCCTCACCGGCACCGGTATCGGCGCCTTGCAATCGGTCAAGGCACTGGAGGATGCCAAGCGTGCCGAGCAGGATGCGCAGGCAGCGCTGCGTGCTAACCCTGGCAGCACCGATCTCTTTAACGCTTCTCAAGCAGCTGCTGCCAACGTGGAGCTGGCAGCGGCGAAAACCAAGGCCGACCTGCAAGAAGCCTTTAAGACGGCGCAGGATGCGGTGCGCAGCATCAGTCGGGGCATTGAGGATGCCGTCACGGGGCTGAATGCTGCACGCGGTAGCGCTGAGGGCATTAACCGCTTTATCGGCCCACAGTCGGCATTCGACCGTCAGGAAGCGGCCAACGCAAACCTGTTCCGCGAGGCCAGTCAGCTTGCCAATCAGCTTGATGTTACAGCCACGTTCACTGGTGGTCTAACCGAGCGCAACAGCCAGCTTACCGAGTTCATCAATGCCGCCCGCCAAGAGCTGCGGGGCACTGAAGACATTCGCATCAACACCGAAAACCTTGCCAAGGCCAACAACGACCTTGCTGTCGTCAACGACGCTTTGGTAAACATCAACACGCAGCTCGCTGAAGCAACGGCCAACCTCGCTAGCAAGGATTGGAACGTCTATGTGAACGCCGCAGCCACTGCTGATCTGCCCCGTGGCGTGGAGGTATTCCAATGACTCTTGCCATCGGCGCGTTCAGCACTAACAAGCTAATCGCCCAGCCCTTTGGCTACGACGAGACCAGCACCCGCGACGGCCTGACCGCCCGCCTCTGGCGCGTTAGTGGTCTGCTTACAGCGGCCGAGTGGCAGTCGTTGCTCAGCGTCTACAACACTTGGCGGGACACACGGCTCACCAATGCCGACACCCTCAGCAGCGCCACCGTTGGCACCACCGTCAGCCTGACCACCAGCGCCAATGGCGTCAGCGTCAGCGGTGTGGCCTGTTGGTTCACCACTGCCCCGAGCGGTGAACAGGCTGGCCCCTACATCCAAGCCAGCTGCGAACTGGTGGATGCTGCTCAAGCCCTTGCGGTATTGCTGCGGCAGGAAGAGAAAAACCGCCAACGCAACGAGGCAATCTCCAAGCCCAACCTCGGCACGGTGACCTTGGGCACCGCCACGTTGACGCTGCTGGAACCAATGGAGACCTATCAAGACACACCGCAGCTGCAGCTCACCGCCAGCGGCACTCATGTGATTAACGGCCCACTGGCTGCCACTCGTGTTCGCCGTATCAGGGGCACCACCGATAGCAGCGGTTGGACAGCGGTTCGCAGTTGGTACGAAACCAGCGTGGCCTCAGTGCCCAATGTGGGCGACTTCTATCCGATCTCAGCCCCTGAGGCCGATGCCGAGGTGATCATCAGCGGCGGCGCCAAGAGCACCCTTTACACGATCACCGTTGACGTTGCGGAAGTGAAGTAATGGCCATTGACATTCGCGCAGAGGTCAGTTGCAGCCTTGGCACCGTCATTAGCGGCAGCTTTGCCGATGACTACCTGCAGGGCAACGGACTGATCAAGACTCGTGGCGAGGTGGTGCTCTCTGGCACGCAAACCCCGGTGGTTGGCACTCAGGTCACCTTTACCTACAACAAAGCCGGCACGACCTACATCATTCCAAGGATGCTGCGGGTGCTGAGCAGCTTTGCCGATCCCTTCCGCCGCACGACCACGGTGCAGCTGGGCTGCAAGCTCACCTATCTGGAGAACCGCAAACCACCGGTTGAGAACCCAAACAGCAAGGACGAAAACAGCACGGTGCCGTGCAGAGTGTTCCTGCAGGCGACGCTACCAATCAGCGCTGAGTACGTTTTTCAGCAGTGCCTTGCTGCGCTGGACCTTAATAGCGACAGCATCCCGCTTACCAACAAGTTCTCGGTTGAAAAGTTTGACTTGACACCTGGCTACGTGCAGGTGATGAGCGACCTGCTGCAAAGCGAGGGCTACGCGAGCTACCTAGACAGCCAAGAGACGCTGCAGTTTCTAAATCTGACGGAGGCTGCCAGCGCCGGGCCTGTGATCACACCCGCTGACGTGGTGGACCTTGGCCCGATTGGCAGTGGTGATCTGCCAGGTGAAAGCGTGGTAGTGCGTTGGAGCAATCTGCGGTTGCTGCCACCGGATCAGCTTTACGGCGATGCGTACCTTGAGCGCAGCTGGGAGATTGAGGAAGTTTTTGGCGCACCGACTGATGTGAGCGTCAGCTACACCGACAACAATGGCACCACGCAAATAGACAACGACGTTTTCTACCCCTACAGCTTCACGGCCACCCGCTACGACGTGTGGGACCGCAAGATTGAGTCAATCTCGCTAAATCTGGTCTCTTCAGCGGAGATCAACAACCGCTGGGCCAGTGATGCGTTCCGCAAGGCTCGGCCCTGGAATGTTCCGACCGCCCGCCTGGTGCATGAAGTCATCGAATACGTGAAGGGCGCGGCGGCTGCCAATAACGTCAACCTCCTGTCCTCCGTGCAGGGGGTCGGGGTCGGCCCTGATTATGTAAAAGCGCAGCTCAGCAGCGCTGCAGAAGCGCATAGCGGTCTAGCCAACCTTTGCAAGGAAGAGGTGCCAGACGGCGCTGATGTGGTCAAGTCGCAGACCACCTACAACTACTTTTCCGAGCTGGAGCTGGCCGGCAGCCTCAACATCGACAGCTACATCAGTGACGCTGGCTCACTGGTTAGCTTCGACACCATCGCCGCAGAGCTGGATTCCACCGTGATTGTGGAATACGAGACCGATAGCAGCTCCGGCACTTCCAAGACGATCACCAAGCGCTCGGTGTCACGCTCGCAGACGGTTTCTGGTCAGCAGGATCTAGCCACCCGTGCGCAGGAGCTAGACACGGCCAACCTCAGTAACAGCATCAGCTCGCTGCTGGGCTTAGCTCGGCGTCAGGTGTATGTCGGCGCAGAGACGAGCCTGCACACGCAACGGGAATACGGGCTGCAGAAGCGCCCGAGCGAGGCTGACCGCAACAACACAGCCAACAGCAAGCCGCAGATCAGCGAATCCAAGGCAGAGATCACTTGGATCACCGGCAGCCCCACCAGCACCGCCGTCACTGAGTTCACGCTGCCCTATGCCCCCGATGATGCGATCAGCTGGAATCAGAGCACTGGCGCGTTCAGCAGCACACCCAGTGATGCCAATCAAAAGGCGATGCGCTACGGGCGGGTGCAGAACGCATTGCTTTTGGGCAACCGCAATGGGGTGAGCTTGCAGTTGGCACCGGAGCAACTGCCCAAACGCCCCTTTGATCCGCTGTACCTGCAGGCAGAAGGCATCACTGGCAGTTACCGGGTGAATGGCACCAGCTGGGCATTTGATGCCAGCGGCATCGTTGCTTCTACAGATGCTCTGCTCTGGGGTGCGGTGAGTGCATCAAGTGGCACCAACTTGGCCAGCAGCTGGGTGCCGTTGGCACCGGGCACCACCAGCCTGCCGCTGCCCTATACGCCCACTGGAGGTTCTGTTGACCCCGAGACCGGCGCTGCGTTTGCTGCAGTAATTACACCGGCGACGGTGCTGCCGCCGTACTTGGAAAACTTGGCGGTCGAAGGAATCAGCCGCAGCAGGGTGGTGCTAGTCGAATACCCGTACCAACTAAACCGTGGCACCGAAAGCCAAGTGGTAGCAACCAAGAGCAAGGTATTGGTGGGCGGCAAGCTTACGGCCGATGCTGTTAGCTATGTGCTGGCAGGGCAGGCCGCCGGCGGCAACTACATCCGCAAGCTTGTCGGTGCTGCAGGCAGCTTTGCCGCCACTGGTCTTGGTGCAGGCAGCGTGCGCACCTACGGCATCGGCACCAATGCAGGGACGTTCGCCCTTGGCGGCCAAGCGGCCCTGCTAACGCGCAGCTACAGCCCGCTCAATGCCGCAGCCGGCAGCATTGTGCTGAGCGGCCAAGCCTCCGAAACACGGGTTGGCATCAACCTTTTAGCGGCAGCAGGCAGCTTTGCACTCACCGGCCAGAGCGCCAGCAAGTTGCAATCGTTTGTACTTACGGCTGGCGTCGCCACCCTGACGGCAAGCGGTCAAAGTGCGTCGCTGGTCTACGTGTCCCCCAACGTCAAGATCCTGACCTACACCGGTAATGGCACAAGCACGAACGCCATTACTGGTGTTGGCTTTAAGCCGGGTCTGGTTTGGAGCAAGCGGATTTCGGGCAGTGCCGATCAGCATGTGCTGTATCACCGCATTACCAACCCCATTGCCGTCGATGATACTTACTACGGTTTGACGATTAGCAGCTCTGGCTCCAACTCAAATGGCGCCCAGTGGCTGACTTTCGACAGTGATGGATTTACATGGAAAAGCTCAACAAGCAACAGCAATACGGTCAACTACTGGGCGTTGTGCTTGAAAGAGGGTGCCGCTGCAACTTCCAACACCGACGGAAGCCTTGCCACAACAGTTAGCGTCAATAGTGGGTTGAAGTTCTCGCAGTTCAAGTTTGACCCCAACGGCTCAAACACCACCATTGGCCACGGCCTCGGTGTCACGCCAGAGTTGGTGTTTGCGTTTGTGCTGGGCTACAGCGCCAGCACCTACGTGGGAGGCAGTGTCATTGGAGACAACAACTACTTGGAGCATAACAGCACAGCAGCGGCCACCTCTGACAGCAGCACCTTTAGATCGTTTAGCTCCACAACGATTGGCATCGGTAGCCACCCAGGAGTCAACAGGTCAGCGGCATCGTGGGCCTACGGCTGGGCATTTGCGTCATCTCCCGGCATGAGCAAGATTGGCACCTTTACCGGTAACGGCAGCGCCACGCAAGCAATCACAAATCTTGGATTCCCCCCAAGCTTCGTGATGGTGAAGTCCTACAGCGGCGGTACCAGTGACTGGGTGATGTTCACCAGCGGCCGTGATGGACGCTTCTTTGCCAACACCACTGCAGTTGAGCAGGCTACCGATTACATCACCTTTGACAGCGACGGCTTTACGTTGGAAAGCGGAGCAAGCGTCAATAGCTCCGGGGTTTCTTACTTCTACCTGGCGTTCCGTTAAGGGAGGCAACCTAGCCCCAAAGCCCTGCGTACATGGCCGCGTTCAACAAGTTCAATAGCTTTGTGGAGGCGTTGGCAGAGAAGGTTCACAACCTTGGCAGCGACACCTTGAAGGTGATGCTCACCAACACCGCCCCGTTGGCGACGAATACCGTCAGGGCAGACATCACTCAGATCTCTGCAGGCTACGGCTACACCGCCGGCGGCAACACCGCCTCGGTTACCAGTTCGGCGCAGACCTCAGGTACTTACAAGCTGGTGTTGGGCGACCCCACGACCTGGACCGCTAGCGGCGGCAGCATTGGCCCCTTCCGCTATGCCGTGCTTTACAACGACACCGCAACCAATGATGAGTTGATTGGCTGGTGGGACTACGGCTCAGCCGTCACCCTAGCTTCCGGTGAGTCGTTCACCGTTGACTTTGATCCAACCACCGGCGTTTTGACCTTGGCCTGATGGCACTCACGCTTACCATCAGTCGCTACGAGCTGCAGCGCCAAGCCACTTTGGCTTTTGAAACCAAAGCGTATAAGGTGTTTTTGGCAACCAATAGCGGCAGCCTTACCGCCAACTCCACCTATGCCGCATGGCAAGCAGTGGAAGTGGCCTCAGCCAACGGCTACGCCGCGGTCACCGGCATCGTTGGCACCGGTTCTTATAGCAGTGGCAACTCACGCTATGAGCTGCCTTCAATCACTGCCACTTTCACCAGTAGCGGTAGCGGCTTTAGTTACAACACAATCTGCGTGCGCATCGGCCCAGAAACCTATCTGCATAGCATTATTGCGGAATCTCCTGCGATCACGCTGGCAGCCGGACAGTCAAAGTCCTACGTCATCACCTTGGTGCAGGACGACTGATTCATGAGCACCTACATCACGGTCACCAGTGGCACCGGCGCTTTGGTGAACCGCGTGAAACTGGTGCAACAGGCCAACCGAGAAACACAACTGCAGCGCGAGAGCGACACAGCGTTGCAGTCGCAGCTTGATACGGAAGTAACTGCTCAAGTTGAGCAAACGCAACGGCCAGTTGGTGGCAATCCAGATACCAGTATTAACCGCCGTCCTGCTGCTCAGCGAGGCACGCCGTCCATCGTCGGCATCCAATACCGTTTTGATTTTAGCAATGCACCTTCTGGAGAGCGAAAAATAACAGTTGGCGTGCCAGGGCTAGCTCAACAAGCTCAATACACTTTTACCGCATTTCCGACAACCAACGCTAATACAAATATTACACTGCCACCAGCCGTCTATGAGCCAGCAAGTGGCCCAAACCCTGGCTTGGCAACCTTGGGAACAGTGCCTCCAAATGCTGATCAAGAGACAGGTTTAATCGTTGAGTATCAGTCTTTTAATGATGAGCGTGAATATAATCTAAGTATACCTTTGTGCCTGCCTCTAAACAACAAGGCTACGTTATTTGTTATGGATTATCACTACGCAAGACACCAGCTGGTGTTTTTGCGAACAAATGAACGCGCCTCCCGTCGCATCAATCCGGTTACAGAAACCTCTATCTATAGCCATCCGACCTACAGCCGAGAAAACAATTACACAAGCACCTATGTTTTCGACAACGACGATTTTCAGGTAGTGCGGGAGATTGCTTGCTTCTTGGTTACACCTAAAGGAGTGCGCAAGCTTGATACCCCTTCCGGCTTCTCCGATGCACTCTATAATCGCAGGCCGTTGGCATCCAAGAATGGCACCGCTCAGGTGCTTGCGGTTGAAACATATCAGACTCACGAGATTATGACAAACCCCACTGACCTACCGCAAACAGTCACTACTATTCCTTCGACGTACACATATCAAAGTGTGCCGGTCTTTCAATCTTCAAGCTGGCGCCCGGAGTACACCGGCCCCGGCATGGGACTAGCAATTCAGTTTGGCATTGGCAGCCTTTTAGATAACACCCACGGCACCGCCAGTCGTGACTATTTCAGCGGCAGTGTTTACCAGTGGCTGACAAAGCCCATGGACTTGTCGAGAGAGGAGAGCATGGACTACAGCTATGTCAGAGCGCTCATCTCCGATTTCCCAGGTCGCTACATCACCAGTGTCGCTGGGTTCCCAAGCGACCCTCCGCCCACCTACAGGCCCGACCGAGAGAACTTCGGCATTGCAAAAAAAGCACCGCTGAAATACACGGGCACACCTATGAGCTTTGATGATTTCATCTGGACTAGCCAGTACAAGTTTCCGGCCAACGGCGCACCGGCATCAGAGCTGGCCTACGTGTGGAATTGGGATAAAGAACAGTATTGTCGTCGCCGACTCTTGGCGCTTGGCTTTAAGGCTGCAGATTTTGTCCTATGAACAGCGCCTGCATAAAACACGAAAAGCTGAGCCAGCAGGCCCCAAAAATGCCCTGCAGGCTGGAGTGAAGTGGTGATGGCCAAGTCCAAATTGATTACTCGCATACAGCAAGTGCAAAGTGCTGTGCGTCAAGCGCAGCTGCGCAAAGAAAAAGAGCAGCGACTGCTCAATAAAGCTTTATCCTCTAAGTAACAACACTCCGCGTATGCCCACTCTCCCCTTTGTTCAAGCGCCGGAGACACCAACCGTGCGGCGGCTCGGCACAGCAGCTAGCGGTATTCTGGAGATGCCGGTGTTGGGCGGTCTAACCGTTGGGGAGTCGGCCGTAGTCAGCGAAATGCTGGCGGCCGAGCAGAGCGCCTTCGTCAAGGGTGCTCAGATCGCGGACGCAATAGCCAAGGCCGAAGAGATCAGCATCTCAGAAGCGTTCAGCATTATTGAAAGCGCGATCAGCGGCAAAGCGCTGGAGGCTAAAGCCGAAGCAATCCGCACCCGCCATGCAGCTCAAATTGAGCAGGTGGCACGGGTGTATGCCAGCGCCGGTCAACGCAACATGGAGGCCACCGTTACGGCTTTGATTCGCTGCCGCTGCAACCTCAACGAGTGGGCTGTGGAGGACACACGGCAAATGCACCGCGCTTTGTTCAACGCGATCTGGGCGTTGGCGCAAGAAGAGCAAGAAGCCGAAGCGATGCCCAACGAGCCACCGACAGAAGAAGAGCTGGGAAAGCAGCAGCCGGCGGATGGCGCCGGGGCGAAACGGATTGGGCGGCGATCTTCTACGACCTAGCCCACGGCTACCCCGGTCAGTTCCCTAGGCACACCTACAACCACGAGTTGCGGGTGGTTGTGCTGCGGGCGTGGAAAGAGTTGCAGCGCATCCGCCGCGAGCAGATGCAACTGCAGGAGCTGCCCGTCGCTCAGTTGGCCGCCTTGCTGGCCAACGTCAACCGCGACCCCAAGAAGGGCAAGCCCTTTAGCCTGCAGGACTTCACCCTGTTTGCCGAGGAGCGCAAGGACAACAGCGTGTTAAGTCCCGAGGTGGCAGCGGTCGCCCTAGAGCTGCGCCATGAGGACAAGGCCCCGCCGCTGCTAATCACCTGCTGGACTCAGGTGCTTGCCAGCATAAAAGACGGCACCAAGGTGCCAAGCCAAAGAGCGCTGCACAGCGATGACGGCAACGTGTGGGTGCTGGCGCCGAAGTGGGAAGGCAGCAACGTGCGCGGCGGATTGGTGCTTGTTCGTGGGCGGATTAGCGGCACCGTCGTCCTACGGGACTTGGACAAGCCACTGTTGAGCACTGCCTTCAAGCTGCCAGAACGCCCCGGTTTTGGCTGGATTGAAGCAGGCTGTCTCCTTATCACGCAGGAAAAATAGGTGATGGACGTGCTCACCCTCCGCACCGAGCTAGAGACCGTCCTGGTCAACTACTTGGGCGCCTACACCCTCGCTAACGGTGCCAAGACAGCAGCAATCTCGGTGCGTGCTGCTGGTGAGAGCCTGCCACCCAACACCCGCGTCAGTGGGTTGGAGGTTGTGATCCTGCGCGAGCCGGAGCTGGTGCCGGTACGGCAATACAGCCGCGAGCAAGCCTTCAGCCGCTGGACCCTGTACCTCGTGGATTGGAGCGGTGACACCAGCCTCCAAGAAGTCGGCGGTGTGCTGATCGCGCAGTACCCCGGCAGCAATGCGGTGGCGATTAATGTCCCGCGTGGTGTGGGGCCGAGATCACAGATGCGCGTTGACATCCAGACCGATCCAGAGGCATAACGCCGGAAACCTTGGGTATGGCGATCACACCGGCGAGCTACAACATCCGCCCGCAGCGCCGGGCTGACTATCCGCTGGCGGTGCAGTTCAAGACCAGCGCTGGCGCTGGCCTGAACATCACCGGTTGGACGGTGTTAGCCCAGGTGTGGGATAAGACGCGGACAACGAAATACGGTGATTTCACGGTGAGTGTGACCGCTGCGGTTACAGGCAACGTGACCTTGACGCTGCCTTATACCGTGACGGCAACCCTGCCTGATGAGTGCCGCTATGACGTGATGCTGATCAATCCCAGCGGGTTGCGTGAATACTATTTAGAGGGCATCGTGCGGCCCAGCCAAGGCTTTACAGCACCGGCGTAATGACGAACATCGTTGAAGTCAGCAGTACCGGTCAAGTCCTTGTTGCTGAGGTTGCGGCGCAAGCGATTGAGGTCACCGCACCAAGCGCACCGCTAACGGTTGAGGTGCAAACCGCCGGGCCGCAAGGCCCAACGGCAACGCTTGGCTTGAATGACCTCACCGATGTGAACACCACCGCCAAGGTGGGTGGCAGCGTTTTGTACTACGACGCAACTGCTGGTAAGTGGAAAGGGAACGACATCAACACTGTGGTCACACTTACTGACGGAGGGAATTTTTGAGACGTTACCGGAAACCTAGGCGCAACGCAGTGTCCTGCCTGTAGCCGTGCCTAACACCATCCGCATTAAGCGCTCTACGGGGAGCAGCGCACCTGCGAGTTTGGCCAATGCAGAGATTGCCTTTGCAGAAGGCACCGCGACGCTGTACTACGGCACTGGCACCGGTGGTGCAGGCGGAACCGCTACTAGCATCATTGCCATTGGGGGCTTAGGTGCGTTTGTCGGTCTGAGCGGCACGCAAACGGTTACAGGCAGCAAGACGTTTAGCGGCAGCGTCAGCCTCGGCTCTGCGGCTACCGCAACTACGCCAACCAACGGCGATAGCAGCACAAAGGTGGCAACCACGGCGTTCGTGCAGAGCGCCATCAGCGGCTTTGGCGTCGGCTCGGTCACCAGTGTTGGCCTAAGCCTACCCACCAGTATTTTTGACGTGTCCGGTTCGCCGGTCACCACTAGCGGCACCCTGAGCGCCACGCTCGACACGCAGACCGCCAACTACGTGTGGGCGGGTCCGACTACCGGTGCAGCGGCGACACCGACATTCCGCGCTTTGGTAGAGGCTGACCTCCCTAACCTGTCTGCCACTTACCTGCCCACCACCGGTGGCACGATTAGTTCCAACTTAATCATCAGCGGTGACCTGACGGTCAACGGCACCACTACCACCATCAACAGCACCACCCTGGCTGTTGACGACAAGAACATTGTCCTCGGCGACATTGCCTCGCCAACCGACAGCACAGCAGACGGCGGTGGCCTCACCCTTAAGGGTGCAACGGACAAGACCTTTAGCTGGAGCAACGCCACCGACAGCTGGACTTCCAGCGAGGACATCGACGTTGCTAGCGGCAAGGTCTACCGCGTCAACGGCACCACGGTGCTCAGCGGCAGCAGCCTGGGCACGGGTGTCACCGGATCGAGCCTGACCAGCGTGGGCACCCTCACCAGCGGCATTTGGAATGCCACCAGCATTAGCGTGGCCTACGGCGGCACCGGGGCAACCACGCTGACCGGTTTGCTCAAAGGCAATGGCACCAGCGCCTTCACAGCAGCCGTGGCCGGCACCGATTACCTCAGCCCCAGCTCCGAGATCGACGGCGGTTCGTATTGATCTGCGACCGGCAACTTAGTTCGTCCGGCTAGATAGCCACTCGGACGGCCACATGGCTAACACGATCAAACTCAAGAGTTCAGCAGTCGCTGGCAAGGTGCCAACCACCAGCGACTTAGAGCTGCGTGAGCTTGGCATCAATGTCTACGACGGCGCTCTCTATATGAAGCGCAATCAGGGCAGCGATGAGATCGTGCGAATCGCTTTTGCGAACCAGGACTATGGGCTGATCACGGGTAGCTTCAGCGGGACGTTGGACTACGGCGCCCTTACCTGATGGCCACCCAAGTACAGAACCGTCGCGGCACTACTGCCGAGCACAGCACTTTCACGGGTGCCAATGGCGAGCTGACCGTTGACACCACCAAGAAGACGGTGGTGGTGCATGACGGCAGCACAGCAGGTGGTACGCCCTTGCTCCGCGAGAACGGCAGCCAGAACATCACCACCACTGGCACGGTTACGGGCGCCAGCCTGTCCCCAACCAGCAGCACGGTCCCGTCAAACGGAGTTTATCTGCCTGCCGCAAACAGCGTAGCCATCAGCACTGGTGGGTCTGGCAGATTGTTTGTTGACTCCAGTGGTCGGGTTGGAGTGGGAGAAAGTTCCCCTACCCATAAGCTAGTTATTCGCCAAAATAATTCTGGTGGCGTTGCAGCAATTCATCTACCAGAAGACGAATCAACGATCTTGGGTTCGAACGCAAATACCAACATCAAAATGGGCGGGAACATGACTGTTTCTGCTAATGGTGTTCTTGGGCTCAATACAAACGGTTCAGAACGCCTCCGCATCACCTCCGCTGGCCTCGTAGGCATAGGGACTTCAACGCCCAGTGGTCCTATTCATGTGACCGCAAGCAGCAATGGGTATATTTCCCATACCTTCTCAAACACCAGTGCTGGCGCCAGTGCCGTTAATCGTATTCAGATTGGCAATGATGCCAGCGATGGTGTTGGGCAGATTGTCGTTTATGGTTCCCAGCACTCCACACTTCCAAACACCCTTGACGTTACCAACGCAGCAAATGCCCCAATAAGACTACTCACAAATAACACAGAAAAGGTTCGCATTACAGGCGCAGGGCTAGTAGGGATTGGCACTACGAGTCCCAGTACTAAGTTTGTTGTATCAAACGGAGGCGCGGCGGGTCTTGAGATTGAACCAACTGGATTTAGCGCTGCACCGGTGCTTGTTAGTTATAACAGAAGCGTGGCAGCTTATACACAGCTCACGCTAGATGGTGCGAGCAATGTGTTTAGTATTTCAGGTACTGAAAAAGCCCGCATCGACTCCAGCGGACGCCTGTTAGTTGGCACGTCTACTACTGTTAACGGCGCTGTGCTGGGCTCAGCAGAAACGCGAACTGTTCAATTCTACAACTCTATTAATTCAGGTGATCAAGGTTTAGGGGTTTACAATGTATCCAGCACTCCTTTTGCTCCACGGCTGGAAGTAGGCACTGCAAAACTAAATTTTTCATCTCTTACTGCAGACAACTATCTAGGTTTACTTTCTTTTGTAGGTTCAGACGGCTCAAAGTTTGTGCAGGGCGCCATGATTGCAGCCCAAGCAGATGGCGCCTGTGGAAATGATGACCTTCCAACAAGGTTAGTGTTCTCGACTACTGCCGACGGGGCGAGTTCTCCGACGGAGCGGCTACGCCTGACATCAAGTGGATTTTTTCAATCAATGCCGATCTACAATACAACTGGCGGGGATGCACCCAACGTTGTAGTCAACTCAAACGGAACAACTTATCGGTCAACTTCGTCCGCCAAATACAAAACAGACATTGAAACTCTTCAGGATCAGTACGCCGATGCTGTATTGGGTTTTCGTCCGGTCTGGTATCGATCTAAATGCGAAATTGAC